CCCATCTGAGATTGCTCTGGGTTAAACCACATTGAGAACACTGCCGTTGTTGCAGTTGTGCTTGGTGCGGTCATTCCAGACTTCTTGTAATAAGAAGGACTAGCAGCGTCTGTCGAAAGAACTCCATCAGTGACTGTTCCTCCTCCAAACATTGTAAAATCCTCTAAGAAGGACCCAGTGCCTGTTGGAGTGAACGGTGCATCATCATCGTACTTGCTTTCAATTTGCTCTGCTGTCAGCACTTCGTTTTCGATTTCGAAGTTTCTAATCTCTCCATCAAAGAAAGCATAGGGCTCCTGAGGAGTACGATTCCATGGGTTTGCTCCAATATAGAGACCCCAACCAGAAGCATATCCATTAGCACCGCCTGATCCACCAGAACTTACTTGAGAACCGTCAACATATAAAGTATAGCCAACAGATGCCTCCCAAGACAAGGCTAAGTGATGCCAAGCGCCATCATTTAAGCCACTTGGACCAGTAAGCTCACCAGAGCCACCAGCTGGATGTCTATATTTCAACTGTCCATTGTTGAGTCTTGCGAAGAAACCGTTTTGCCGTCCTGCACCACTAATGGATCTGACGTGAGAAGAATAGATTCTTCTATCACCAGTTGCAGTAGTCTTAAACCAAACAGATGTAGTCATCTTGTCTGTAAATCTGAAACCATCGTCGATAACGCCGTAGTCGCCTGTTCCGTCAAGAACAAGAGAACCGTTGCTCAAGTTAGCATCTCCGTAAAGAGTTGCGTCAGATTCAAGATAACTAACACCTCCACCTTCCTCTTCTCCACCTTCTGATGGAATGATGAATGGCTCATTAGCCAACAACCAAGCCAACGACCCATCGGACATAATTGTAAGCATTGCGCCATCACGAGAGCCATTATAGACAGGGATCTCTTCGATGTCGTAAAACTTTCTAGTTTGAGGCGTAGAACCTGTTCTAATTCCAAGTCCCACTTCGTTTTCAGAAGATAAAAATGAAACTCGAACAGTTTGTTCGGATCCTGTTTTAGATTCGAAATAATATTTCTGATGTCCAATGTCAGAAATGTATGATGGTATTAAGCCATCAGCATCGTGCAATAGGTCCCAAGATGAGCCATTGAAACCGTAGATTTTAATATCTACTTCGTGGAGACTGACTGATATTTTCAAATCAAAACCAGTCGGCGGTAGAAATCCATCCGCCGGTTGCGGAGGGACTAAATAAGCCGTCTCTCTCAAAAGTTTAGTTTTTTTCATGATATTCTCCTTATCTGGTTACCCAGGTTAAACTTCCTAATGCATCAACAGTTAATACCTTTCCTGCATCAGCAACGGTAAATGCGGGCATATCAGAGATATCTTCAAGCTTGTTGGCCTTCGAACCCTCTACGGTCGGCGATACAACATGATCTTCAACAAAGAAGTATCTCATTACTTCTTGCTCTCCAGACATAGATACAAAGTATACATCTTCGTATTGCGCTAAATCAACGGCATGCGTATCATACCCAGGATTATAACCACCATCGTGTGCTTCATCCGTGTTCAGAAAGCCATCCGATCTGAGTTCATCAATCAAAGACCATGCTCCGCTCTGTTTTCCGTAAATATCAACGTTAGCAAATCCAACGATGATTACAGATTGTGCTGTAGCATTTCCTTGCGCTAACATCCCGTCGGTTGAGGGAGTAGGCTGAGATAGTGCAGCGAGTGTTTTATTTAATTTCATAGACATTTTGTTTCCTCCAATGAATTTTAAGTGTCTTAAAAAAATGGCCCTGAAGATTTCTCCTCAAGGCCAAAGAGCAACGCTCAACGACGTCGAGTATTGCAAACTAGTTAGCTATTACACCATGTAATAAACACCAGCATTCTCCAAGAAAGCTACAGAAGACCCTGGGTGAAGAGTGATCTTACCGTCTGCTTCTCCATCAATAGTAAATCCAGCAGGTGCATGGAATTCCATTGGTTCAGAACTTGAAGCAGCAAGGTTCAAAGTCATTTTGAAGTTTGCACCCAATACCGGCAATGTTGCCATTGCAGAAGCACCAGAGTTAACAACGATGTGATGTGCGAAACCAGGAAGTAACATGATAGAAGCAGAAGCAACCGCATTAGGGGTGTACTTAACAGTAGTTTCACCATCATGCATATTAGTGATTTTGCTTTGCAATTGAGCCTCGACACCAGTAGCACGAGTAACTTCAGAATTCAAAGAAGTAGTCAATGCGTCATCACCAGCAATACGAGCAGTCTCTTCAGCAGAAACAGCAGCCACACGAGCGGTAGCCTCTGCTTGGTCACCAGCAACACGAGCAGCGATTTCATCAGAGATATCACTTTCGAGATCAGTCTTCATAGCAAGGTCAGCAGCAGCAAAAGCGTCAGATACAACTACATCAGCAGCAGCAAATTCAGCTTGTAACGCAGCTTTTTCAGAAGCCAACTCAGAACGGATCGCAGCACGGTCAGTAGTTGCAGCAGCATCTACACCGTCCAAAAGACCCATCTTGGTATTGTAAGCAGAAACATGACCAGCAAATGCAGTGTCGTTCTCTGTGTCAACAGAGTTGACCAAAGCTACGATTTCAGCAAATGAATCTTTGTCAGCATCAGCACCAGCCAAGATTGCATCAATACGTCCTTTTTCAACATCAATATTGCCTTGAAGGCCGACACGAGCTTGCTCAGCAGACAAGAAGTCAGCATTAGTTGCAGCAATTTCAGCATTCAAAGCTTGTCCCATTAAACCAATTTCAGCATCAGTGTAAGCTTTAGCGTCATCCAAAACTTGAACATCACCAGCAGCACGGTCAAGAAGTTCTTCAGCCAAGTTTCCAGCGATAACACCACGAGCAGCCAAAGCATCAGCGAAAGAACCAGAAGCAGAAGCTTCGTTAGCGTCAACGTCAGCTTGGATAGCATTACGAGCAGCCAAGTTGAAAGATGCAGCAGTAGCTTCAGCAGCAGTACGATCAGTGATCTCTTGATCGATCTTGCCATCCAACGAACCTTCAGCAGCAGTTGCACGTTGTTGTTCAGCAGACAAACCATTAGACAAAGCCAACTCAGCAGCTTCAGCACGTTGCTTTTCAGTAACAACTGCAGCAGCATTTACAGCTTCAGCACCTTCAGCACGAAGTTTTTCAGCGTCAACAGCGTCAGAAAGACCTTGCATAGAACCAGAAAACTCAACACCATCTTTAGAACCGCGAATAGCATGATCAGCACCTTCACGAGCAACTTCTTCATTGCCAATCAAAACAGCCAATTGACCCTCTACACCTTCAGCACGAAGCTTTTCAGTGTTGATTGCAGCAGCATTTACACCTTCAGCAGCTTGGGCACGAGAAACTTCAGAAGCAAGAGCAGCGTCAGCAACTACTTTCGCAGCAGCAATCGCAGCATCACGAGCAGTTTCATCACCAGCTTGCTTGGCAACTTGAGCCGCCAAATCAGCAGTTAAAACAGCATCAGCAGCAATAGAAGCAGCTTCTTTTGTAGCCATTGCTTGATCGAGGCCAAACATACTTCCGCCAAATACTGCACCTTCTGGTGAAGTACCACGGATCGCAGTGTCTCCAGCAATACGAGCAGCCTCTTCAGTACTCAAAGAACTTTGAAGAGCACCTTCGGCAGTTTCTGCACGTGTCTTTTCAGCAAGAACAGCAGCATCATTAGAGATTTTGTATGCATCCAAGTCATTTTGAATAGCGGTATCTCCAGCAGCACGAACAGAAGCTTCGTTTGTATCAGCAAGTTCCAAAGTGGTCTTAGCAGCATTGAAGTCCAAAACATGAGAAGCGAAAGCAGCATCATTTTCAGTATCAACAGAGTTGATCAAGTCGACGATTTCTTTGAAAGAATCTGCATCAGCAGTAGAAGCAGCCAAGATAGCGTCAATACGACCTTTTTCAGAGTTGATAGCGGAAGCCAAAACACCTTCTTCTTGACGAGCCAATGTAACTTCAGCAGCAAGATTTTGTTCAAGAACAAGCTCAGCAGCTTCAGCACGAAGTTTTTCAGCAGCAATAGCAGCAGCATTTGCTTGCTCAGCAGCTCTAGCAGTTGAAGCTTCAGTTGCCAAAGAAACAGTAACTTCGTTGATACTTCCTTGAAGACCAAGTTCAGCAGCTTCAGCACGAAGCTTTTCAGTGTTGATTGCTGCAGCATTTGCTTGCTCAGCAGCTCTAGCAGTTGAAGCTTCAGTTGCTAAAGAAACAGTAACACTGTTAACAGCAGCAATACGAGCAGTTTCTTCAGCAGTAATGTTAGTTTGAAGGACACCATCAGCAGCAATGCGATCAGCGATTTCAGTAGTAACGTCCATTCCAATGTCGCCATTGAATTCTAATTGAGCTGTTTCGAATGTGCTGTGAGCCAAAGCGTTAGCAGCTTCTGCAGCAGTCGCTCTAGCGATTTCTGCATCAATGTTACCTTGAAGAACAACTTCGCGAGCATCAGTGTAATCTTTTGCGTCAGCTTCAGCTGTATCAGCATATCCTTCCAATTGACCTTTTAAAGCAACACGAGCTTGTTCAGCAGCCAATGCTTCAGCAGCTGTAAAGTCTTTAGCAGCTTGGATGTGACCCATGCGAGCCATCTTTTGCAATTCGCCTTGACGGATTGCTTCGATGCTGAAGTTCAGATCGAATTCGTAAACTACGTCGGCAGACAGGTAGTTTAGGTCCTTGATAACATTCGCTGGAAAGTCGATGTTTTCAGAAGACATTAGAGTCATATCGAATTTAGCAACTTGTGCGTCATATACGATAACTCCAGAATTAAAATTTTTAGCCATTATTTATTCCTCCATTAGAATATAATGTGCTCGCCGTCTCATTCATTACGGACAGCAAGCTACCATAACTACACTGCTAAAAATTAAAAAGAAAATAAAATATGACTAGTTTTTGATTAAGCTTTTTAAACATCAAAAATAAATTTTATTATTCTACAACATCGAGTATCTCGACAATGTAGAGTATTAGAACATGAAGAAGTTTGATTGTCCATCTGTATAAAAACTTATTGAGGACCTAGGTGATGATAGGGTGACCTGATTCTGACCGTCAATGGTCTGACCCACTCTTGCTCTGATTACGAGGGAATAATTTTGAGCCTGACCATCTTCGTCAGTGACTATAAATATTTGACCATTTTGCAAGGCTGTTGCGTCAGGCATTGTAACTACCAAACTTTCTGTAGCTTTCAGGCCAATAAAGTAATCGCTAGTTTGCATGTTGTAGCTGGTGGCCGTTGTTATTCTGTTTCTAACTTCAATACCTGGTTGAGATATTGTCGTGGTAATTACGTTCCCATTCTCATCTAGGGAAAGAGCTGTGGAGGATTGGCCCTGTTGAACATTTGTAAGATTTAGTTGTGGTATTATTACCTTGTTTGAAGAAGGGAGTAGAGATAGATCGCCGTTATCAGAAACATGGATGTCTGCATATGTGTGGCTTGATATTCCAAAAACTTCTTCTGTGTTGGTAAGTCTTAATTGTGCGTTTGCATCTTTGATCTCAACCTTTCTAGAAGGGGAAGTTATACCTATTGCTACTGATCCACCTATGTTTGCTGCATTTGCAACATGAAGTGAAGTTAGTGTTCCCAAACTTGTAATGTTTTCCTGTGCTGGCGTAACAATAGAGCCTTGCAAAGTTGTAGAATTTACGGCCGTTGCTGTAACGTTTGTAGCACTTAGTGTGGCAGTATCAACAGAGTTTGTTGTAATGGTTGTGTTTCCATTTGTAATATTGCTAGACGTAATGTTTGTAAAATACCCAGAGTGTGATGAGACAGACACCGATGAAGACATTTCACCAGCATTACTCAAAATAATGTCATTGTTAGAGCCCACACGAAGCTCTCCAAGCACATCTGTTGGCGTGGCTATGTTGAGAGACGCATTGTTTGTAGAAAGAGTTGTGGAGCTATTGTCGACACTCACAGACAAGCTTTTTGCAGAGTTCCCAACTTTAAATTGATTTGATGGAGCGATTACTTCAAATTTATTCCCAGATGACTGATCTCCTATCCCGACAAGTCCATCATCAATAAATATGCTATTAGCAACAGTGAGGCCATTGGGTGCCAACATATTGGCTGCGTTGATCGTAACGGTGTCGGAAGCTTCATCTCCAAGCACAACTGTGTCTGCAGATACAATAAAGTCTGTTGTTCTAGCGTGTAGGGTTCCGGTAACATATAAATCACCAGATATACCAACGTCGCCTTGTACGTCTAAAGAATAATTTGGAGTTTCAGTGTTTATACCAACCTTACTGTTTGTTGGCATGATGTGAAAGTTCCCGTTAGCATCCGTTCCTAAGTCCGTGTGCCTCTCTAGAAAGCTAGGTAAAAAAGAGCCGTTCGTCGTAGTAGCGGCTGAAGATAATCTAAGTTGAGAATCTGACCCATCTACAACGTGAAGCTTTTTTTCTGGTTGATTAGTTCCAACTCCAACTTGAGTTTCACTTGCGAACAGGGAGTTGTTGTTAACTGATAGCCCAGTATTGATTATTGCATAATTTAAGCTTGCAGCGTTTGAGTTGTTTAGAGATCCAAAACTATTGCTTTGTATTGATGTGCTGTTGGTCGAAGATATGTTTGTCTCTGTTTGTGCAGAATTAGATCCTAAAATGACATTTCCTTGAGAGTCTATCAAGTTACCTGTTATGATTATGTCTCCAACTGTAATGTCGTTTCCTTGCAAGGTTGTTATGATAGCATTGGAAGATGTTAATTGATTTGTATCTATGTCCAGCGCATCAACAGAGTCAAAGTAAGCTAGTGAAGAGCTGACTTCGTCGGTCTCAATTGTACCTGTAACATACAAGGTATCATTATCATAACTTAAGTTTGCTTCGGTCTTGATTTTTTTATGCCCATTACCAGCGCCAAGAACCAGATGGTTTTCTAAGCGACCACTGTAGGCATGCACGCCGACATTGTCCATATGTGCAGCATTGCCATAATAATTTAGGGCAGTGATATCACCCGCTGCATCTAAATCTTTCGTAATCTCTATTGATCCTGTGAAGCGGTGCTTGTCGTCCTCAGTGTCTCCGAAGGTCGATGAACCTGTGACATCTAAGTGTACAATAGTTGTAGTCTGGCTTTGGATCTCGAAGTTTTTCGCGATGATATTACCAGATACGACCAGAGCTTCATCAGCTTCTGACCAGACTAGTTTGTTATCGTGATCTAAATTAGTATCCTGTCCTGCAATTTGGATTGCACCTTTAGGACCAGAAGCTTCCGTCCCGACAACATATGCCCAACCAGATTCGATTGGCATTACTCATAAGTCCCTATACCTTTCATTCTTTCAGCAGGTATACCAGTCAAAGAAGAAAAGATGCTATAGTCTAAAGCTGCACCATCACACTGCACTGCCATGAAAATACACTTTGCTGAAATGTCAATTTGTTGCTGGCCCACCAATTTGAAGAATTGACCGTTTGCGAATGCTCGTGATGTTTGAGGGCCAAGTTCGAATGTAGCCGGTGTTAGAGTGCCACTACCGCCTGGTCCCAATATCAAATTGTTTGTCGAATTTCTGTCGTATACTAACAATCCAGTATCTGCTGTCGCGAAATAGTTTTTGTAAAAATTGTTTTCAAATGCCCACCAAGATACCAGAGTGTCAGAGCTTGAGTGATTTCTAGGATCATCTCGACCTGCTCCATCGAATAGTGCATAGGATTGCGATGGGTCCAATACATTACTAAATAGGAAAGCGTTACTATATGACCCATCAAAATTAGTGCCACTGAAGTGTCCGAGGGAGATTTTTTCTATAGCGTAATCGATGGCTACTGCGACGCTACCCTGAAGGGCGCCATCAAAATACAAATTAACATTTTGACCGGCTTTGTCTACAGTTATAGCTATGTGGTGCCATGTATTGGCAGACAAAATGTTACCAGTTTGGAAAGCTGTACCAGGAGATGGCGGCAATGCAAAATTACCATTAACCGACAATTTTAGTCTAGCACTAGAATTCTGAACCCTAACTAATGTATTGTTACTGGCATCTGTTAGGTCTAAAAGTCTAGCACTGGTCAAAGTTTCATATTTAAACCAAAGCGATATTGTGAGAACTTCTAGAGCGTCAAAAGTCGCCGAAAAGTTATTGTTACCCGTGTCAAATAGGTTCAATCCCATTCGTGGCTCGGGAAAGGCAATATTTAATGTGTGACTTTGTGCATTGTGGTCATTGCAAACATGGATTTCTTTTGTCACATTTGGAAAAGAATATGTTTGGACCTCGTCATCGACAATAGAATTAGATTTTAGCCATGGCCTACCGGAAACTTGATAAGATCCCACATTTTGTAAACCAACTTTGTATGTATCGGATGATCCTGCCATTAGCTTACTCCCTCAACACCATCTAGGCTAAACATTCTTTCCTTAGGGATACTTGTAAGCTCAGCGCAAATTGAGAGATTACCAGCGGCGCTGGTGTTCGTGGTAGAAATAAACACTTCTTTACATTTAACATCAAAAACTTCTTCTGCTCCATTTAATATTAGAAAATAATTAGCGCTTCCGGAAGCTCCATTGTCATAATCAAATGACGCAGTGTAAGGTGCAAAGTGAATTCTCAAATCTTTACCAGCTTCGTTTCTAAATGTAATTCTTTTTGTTACGTTTGGAAACTGAAACCTTACAGATTCTTCAGTCGAAGAAAAACTAACTGCTGACGAAGTTACATATGGAACCCCAGATACTTGATAAGATCCAACGTGATTTAGACCGACTCTATAATTTCCCATGATGTGTACTCCGCTTTTGAACTAAATAGTTATTTTTTCTTCTTCTTTAAGTTTGCTCTCCATTTTTTGCGAGCAAGCCTTTTCTTTTCAGACACAGACTGGAAGTGTCTTTTGTCTCTAGTTTCTTGGATAATTCCAAGCTTTTTACATTTCTTAGTGAAACGTTTGATAAATCTTTCCATAGTCTCGCCTTTGCGAGGCTTCATTTTGTAATTGGTAGCCATTATTTTCCCTTTGCTAATTTTGACCAAATAGCTGAAGACATTCCGAAAGCTGAGATATCAACGCCGGGATCGTTTGGTGCAACACCCTCAAGGGCTTTGCTGCCTGCTGCAGGGCTGGATTTACCAGCCTGTCTCTCGTTCAAAGGTTGTGTGCCTTCGAATAAGTCAACGCCATTGTATGCGTCTGCACCTATAGATTCCAACATTCTTTCACGTTGCTTCTTCATTTGTCTACGTTTCGCTTCATGGTCTATTTGTGGTTTTCTGTATGAAGGTTGTGTTGGCGTCTCAACAATGCGTTGAGATCCAGTGCCCTTCAAGACTTCTGAAATGATACCGGAGAGAACTCCATCTTCAAAAATGACTTCTTTAACACACTCTTTTATTAGAGGTTTTAAAGTTTTCTTCAATTGTTCTTTGTTCATTTAGTCTCCAAGAATCTTCTTAAATAGGTTATCAATATTATTTTCTCTATGCTCTCTAAGGCGCATGTTGAATGCTTTGGTTGTTTTGTTGCCCGATCCTTCACCAGGATACACATATGCATCTGGTGTAGACGGTTCAGAAACAATGTCAAAACAAATAAGTTGAAAGTCTTCTTCTACAACTGTTGTTCCCATTGATTCACGAACTGATCCTAACCCTCGTGATGAAATACCTAGTTTAACACCAGCGTTGATAAGGTCTTTCAAGATCCTTCCGCTTGGAGTATCTAGGACTTTAATCTTTCCCATGACATCTTTACCTTCCCACCAACAATCGGTGATCATGTGGGAGACGTTCTTTAGATTGATTACAGAATCATCGGGGTGATCTAACTCACCACACGCTCTGTTATCTTTAACGATAGCCATGTAATTATCCATCTCTCTCTTGAGAACTTTATGTGGATACTTACGACCATTACCATTCTTCTTATCTGCCGTTTGAATTCGACCGGTCAAGTAGACCACGCCTTCTTCGACAACTTCTTTTTTTTCTCTTTCTGTTAAAAGATCCAAGCATCGACCGTCGGGGCATAGTGCGTGGAACTCTCTTAATAATTGTTTACTCATTTTCTTCTCCAAAATAAAAAGGTGGGCAGAGCTAAGCTCCACCCTTAGCGGGCGTTACCCGCTTGCGCTACGAACCTGAGCAGCAGCGACGTACTGGCTGTAACATCCAGCGCGTACTAATCATCGACATAATCACCCCCTGGTCTCGATGATAGCCTTAGTCCAAAATCATCGACTAAGACCGAAATTAAATAAGATGTTCCAGCTGAAATACAGCCAAGAACAAATGCGTTCCCTAAAGAACGCTCGTAAGTAAATAGTTCCGTATATGGAGAAAGGAGCATTAAAACCCAACCTACGTGAAAACCCATGCACAACGGGCAATTCCACAGCGTGTTCCATTTCTTTGTGTAGTCCTTCTTTGGCCTGATATCTTCAAAGATTTTGCCGTAGACTATCATAAATGTCATACCGTAAGCTGCAAGAATAAAATTTAAAAGTTCCAAAAACTCTCCAGTTGTTAATCGTCGTATGCATTTGTAAAGCTAGCGAAAGCGGCTTGGCTTAAGAACTTGTTGAACTCTGTCTCGCTCATAAAACCAGAGTCGAGCACTTCGCTTAAGAATTCCATATGGTTTGCTTCATACATCGTCATTGGCTTTTCATAGATTTGTGGATTCTTGTGGTCGAAACTAAAGTCGGTAGCATTTTCTTCATCATAGACCAATACATCACAGTCATCGTCTGGGTCAGGTGTTACACTATCGTAATCAAAAGTATTGTTACCCGCAGGAGTAGTTACTTTGTCGAATGTTTGAGTGTTCTTTTCGAATGAATCCCACTTGATAACGGCATCTTCTTTCGATCCCGAGTCTTTATCTGATGTAAGACCGGCATTGTCATTCTTTGCTACGTAAAATGCAAACCCATAAAGGAGGGATCCGTAGCCAACGTTTCTGTACTTCTCTGCTGTATGTATTGCTTCAACATGCCACGATGGATTCTTTCCATCAGCAGTCAGACATGGCCCGCTGGTTTTGAGACTTGATATGTTTACCTGTCCTATTATTTCTAGTCTAGAAATTCTGTTGGATGCTTTTGTACCAGGACCTGGTGTGTAGAGTGTGAACTCGGCATCGCTCTTGGGGCTGATCTCTGCTCTCAAACAGACAACTTCATCACCTAGGCGGATGCCTCTCTTCTTCTCTTCGTGGAGAAAGCGTCTCCAGTTTTCCATTATAAGATTTTGATTCATAAATTACACCAGCAGTATCTTTTTTTATTTTTCATGTTATTTTCCTAAAAGCTATTAGCGTATGCGCTTCTGAATTGACTGGCAGAAATTCTTTTCATGGCATCTTCGAAGTCCCCGACGTCTACAAATTTGCTTTTCAAAAAGTTTGCTATTACTTTATGTTGCGATCCATAGTTGTCATATAGATTTTCGCCCGTTGCGTTTGATTTCTTTTCAAAACTATGTTCAGTAGCTGAAGGATCTTTTTTTGGCTTGCTACAATCATCATTTGGATCTGAGGTAGAATTGTCGTAGTCAAAAGTATCATTGTCGTCGCTTGTCGACTTCTTTTCATAGCTTGAACTTTTTTCAATTTTCTTCCATGCTCCAGCTGCGTCAGGTCTAGTACCATATTGGTGGTCTGATGTCAGCCCGGCGCCTTCTTCAGAGGCCACGTAAAAAGCCATATCCATTAGTTGCTTTTGTAATCCATTTCCCCTATAAGCATCAGCGACATAAATTGCCGAGATTTGGTACGTATCTGCTATACATGGCTCCTTTGACATTATAGTGGAGATTACTAAGTCTATGCTTCCAATCATTTCTGCTTCTGTATAGTGAGCTCCGCTTTTCATTTCTTTGCGCGAAAGCTTTCTAATACCTCTTGGGTTGTACAAAATTATTTTTTTTCTTCTTCCTTTTTGATCTAGTGCGATCATACATGTTTCTGCTGGATTAAAGTTACTAGCTTCTTTCTCGTCATCCATTCCTAAGAACTTTCTCCAACTTTCCATTATAAGTTTTTGACTACTCATAAGTGTATCTTCCATACATGTATGGAGCAAATAGATTTTGCTGCCTGATAGATCCCTTCTCTTCTTCGTGAGGTACTTCGCCAAACTCAGTAGAATATTCTCCATCTGGTGAAACTAGATGATCATCTTGTACATCATCATAAGCTGTTGTGCCTTTTATATAAGAATCCTCTGTTGTCATCCATTCGGATATGACCAACAAAGCAACTTTGTTTACATCAGTTTCGGTAGAAGTCATTAGTTGACCCTCTAGAGATCCATAGATGTTCCCACCTTTGATAGAATTATATTCTAAAATTCCTTTTCTTCTCATGAACTCTAGAAGTCTAGCTTCTGCACCGTAAGTAAAATCCGACAAAGTCTCTTTTGCAAATGTTATAATTTTTCCTTGCTTTTGACTTATTACAATATCAATGTCTTTATGATCTAAAATCATAATATCGCCATTTACAGCTGATCGAGACATTAGCTTAAAATCTAATTTGTCTTTCTCTACGATCTCTATCTTGACGGTTTTCTCTTTTGGTGGTGGTGCTACTTGCTCTTGTTCAGTAGAAATTTTAACATTAATCGACATCTCTTTGAACCTCCGCTAACAAGTCTTGAATGTAAAAGATTTCTTCTACAGACGCTTCGCTTAGTGGCACTTTTGCATAATTATCTAGCTTTTGCCTAACTCTTTTGAAATTCTCATTTAATGGTGATGTTGCATCTTTCTCTATCTTGGAATCAAATGCATTTTTTAATCTTCCAATTTCTTCATTAAGATAGCACTTTAGCCCTAGGCCATTGTCTGCGAAAGATGTGATAAAGTTGCTGAGTAGGTCTTTTTGTTCTTTTAGTAATGTATGTTCGTATGTGTCATTAAATCTTTTGACAAACATGTGAAACTCTAGCTTGTCAATGTGTTGCATTTCGACAAGGGGTTTTTCTTCCCTGCCTACCATACCCAACATCTTATCTTCAAGCATAATTCTTTTCTTAGCTTTTAGCGAACTATCTTGCAAAAATAGACCAACTGTGGCTAAGTCTTTGTAGTTAGGTACAAAGTTTGAAAATACTTGGCCACTAAGCACCTTGTTGATTTTTGAAATTAGAGATGTTTGCTCATTAAATATTTCTTTCCTGTTTAGATCGTTGAAATCTTTTTTAGTTTCAATCAAAAATCTTTTGGAATAATCTTTACCCATTCCTTTCGATTCCAAAATAGAAGAGTAAAGGTCGAGTTCCTGCTTAAGAGGCTTTCCTTTTGAGAAGAATTCTCTTAAAAGACCCTTGACTTTTGTTTGCTTGACTTTGTTCTCTTGAACAATTGCTTTTGTTAATTCACGAATTAGACATTCGTAAAGAAAAGCGGTATTTCTTTTCTTATTATGTTTCATGTTATATCTCCATTAAGTAAAAGTTTAATTAAATCGAAATCATTCCAAACAACCCACGTGCTTCATCAGCTGCTACTTCTCTGGAACTACGAGAGGCACGCATCATTTGTGTGGTGTCTTTATTCATTTTTGCTAGACTATTGCGGACGATTGACTCTTGTTCGCCAAATAAGTCACGTAATTTTTTTATTTCTTCCCAAATCTTAGCTTTTTTATTTTCCACCTCTTGTAAAAAAACATCATTCTGGCGCTTGATGATTTGCCAAGGCTGGATTGGATTCGCTTTTAAGTACTCTTCCTTTTGTTTGCTAATCTCGTCGGACTCTAAATCTAGATTTCTCGCTTCTCTAGCTATTTCTATAAGTCTAAAACAATTGTCTAAAAAAGTTTTTTCTTCATCATCAAGTTGATCTCTAGCAAATTCATATAATTGTTCTGCTTGATAAACCCCTTCTTTAGTGCTCATCAAAGTTATCAATTTATTATAGTAATCTGTTCCACCGCTAGGCATGCTCTCATGGAGAGTTGCCTGAAGTTCTTCTTTAATGATTCGCTTAAGTGTTTCTTTTGTAAGTTTCATTTTCTTCTGTCGGCTCTTCTAGTGTTCGATGCAGCAAAATAATTTCTCTTTGCTGCTGCTTTCTGCTTTGGCGTATTAGAGTATTCATTATCAATGCTTGAAAAGGTTTCACCTTCTTGATTACTAGTAGCAGTGTAAAAATCTTGCATTTGCTGATCTGTCATTTCTGATGTATCAGGAAATGAATCAGCGACATCTTCATGGCCATGAGCAAGTCCCATCATTCTTTGTGTGTTCATGTCAAGAATGTAGTCTTCATAGGAAGGGTCGACACCAAGTGCACTCATGAGCATACGAGCTTGTTCGATATACTCTGGTTTATTAGTTGCTAGCAGGGCTGTGATCTTCCCTTGTTGCTCAGGGGTGATGTTGCCTTCAGCAGGTGGGATGGTCATTGACTCATCCATGACCGCTTCGAGCTCTTCTTTGATAATTTGTTTTAATGTTTCTTTATTAAGTTTCATTTGGACTTTCCTTTTTGTTTAATGTTTCAATTAGATTTTTGAGATCCATACTTGTATTAAATAGGTTGTCTTCTTCTATTTGGTTGGCCTCGTAGATACCTCTAGATAAAGAGTCCATTCCTCCAAAGCCTACTTTACCCGGAAAGGTTGTTCTCGCTGTAGATCCACGAACTTCACCACTAAATGCTTGGTTTTTCATTTGCTTTGAGAAGCCACCTTTGCGATAAGAAATTTTGTGCCTTTTGTATGGCCCTCTCTTTTTTGGGGTTGCATCATCATCACGTTTAGCAGGTGGTTCCGCAAGCAAATCAGGCTCATCTCCTCCACTATCTGCAGGTGTGTCAATATCTCCCCCTAAGTCATCTCCTCCTAAGTCACCACCTAGATCGTCACCACCGAGGTCCATATCTCCCCCTAAGTCATCACCTCCTCCACCGAGGTCCATATCTCCACCGCCTTCTTCCGGTGGTTGTGCAGCGGCTTCAAGTTCTGCCATAAACTTCTTGTCTGTAAACATTTCTCTTTGCATTCTCAAGTATTCGTCTTGCGATAATCCAAGTAGATTTTCTGAAACCCAGCGACGAGAGAAGTATCCCTCTGTTGCAGCTCCAGCGATATCAAACTTGGTCTTCCAGTGTTCAAGCTCTTGCATCTCAGCAATTTTAGATGGATTGTTGAGAGACAGTTTGAAATTAAGAAGATCGTCTCCACGATATCCAAGAGTGTACAAATGAATGATACCAATCTTTTCCAGTTCAGAGATGAGAACTCGTTGAAGTCTTTGAATAGTTCTTGCGAACCGGATGTCCTTCTGTGCTAATGTTGTTTTATCTTCAGTACCCCCTTCGCCCATTGATAGATAAGATTGTGGGACTTTAAGTGCTGAGAACAATTTGTCTCTAAGATACTTAACGTCTTCGATCTGTGCTGTGAATTGCCCTCCAGGAAGGTTCTCGATGTTCGTAGAGGACTGTCCGCCTCTAATGGGGATAAAGTAGTCCTCTTCAATTGAAAGAGGGTTGTAGCGTAAATCTACGCGTCCTGTGGTTGGATCTACAACTTGGTGTCGCTTCATCTGTGTCATAACTTTCTGCATGTACTGTTCGACATCTTGAGGGGCGATGCCTCCTACGTCAACCTTGAATACACGACGCTCTGGTGATCGTGTAATGCGATAGGCCATCATTGCGTCCTCTAAGAGCGTAAGTTGTCTCCAGATGCGTCTGGAGGGCTCTAAAGCGGATGTTCCATAAGGAGCATGTTTATCGTTTCCTAGGACACGAAAGTGAGCCATCTGCCAATTCTCTAGAGTTAAACCTGCTGAGTTCCATTGGAACTGTACATAATTCGGATTTGTTGGGTCTTCACCTTCAAGTCTCTCGACTTCTTGAGGAGGTAATCCAATGCAGTTTTGTAAACCTTTTTCTTCGTCAAGGTCAAGATATAAAAACATGTCTCCGTACTTACACATGGTTCTTGCCCAACCAAAGAGGTTGTGTTCGATATTCATTACATTATAGTACAATGCATGAAGAATGTATTTAATTTCATCATTCGGACACTTGATGTGCAACATTGGATTCAAGGCTGAGTGCGTGGTCATCTCGTCTGCATAAATGTCTAAAGAAGATGCAATCTCAGGCGTGAACTCCATTTGATCAAAATCAACATATCGCTCTGATCGATTTCTGTTTGAAATCATGTTGAGCGTCATGATGTTCATCGGGTTATATTCAGTCTTTTTGAACTGTTGTCCTGAAGCCGACTTGAAACGCTTTGCGTAGATGTCTAAGTGCCGTCGTCTAAGTTGCCTCCCAGATTGTGTTCTCCGTTGGGTCATCGGACCTGAGAATATTCTTGTTAAAGATTTGAACAAATCATTCTTATTATTATTCGGGTTTCTTTCGTTACGGGCCATTTTCTATCCTTTGTATATCCACAAAAATTCTTTTGCTTTTTTTATCTCCTCTTCGTGTTTTTCAGCGAACGTTTCTTTGTAAATCTTTTGGCCTTTGATTTGAGTATTCATAGTCGTTGTAGACTTCATCAAACCATCTAGCATCGCCTTTTTGTAAGCCATGTCTCTTTCGTTTTCTGAGAGGGCCGTGTCTCTCACCCAGCATGCTATTGCGAGGGACATAACCAAATCATCATTGTAAGAGCGCATTGCTTGAGGCTTGCCGTTGTGCCAAATAAAAGTTTTTAGTTCGTGAAAAACACGATTGGAGTGTATATTAATTAGTTTGTTTCTAACGTACTCCTCCAATTTGGCTACAATTAGCGGTCTTGTCTTTGTCGATGTTGTGAAACCAAGTACGGCTCTGTCGTCATTTTCGGCTAGATAAGACTCTACATATTCATGAGTGGACTTGATGGAATAGTAAATTTTTGGATACTGTAGTTCTTTCAGCTTCTCGAGAACAGCTATACCAATTCCATTATTTTCAACTACCAACAAACAGTTGCCATATTCTCTACCTGCTGAGAATAATATATCAGCGTACATATCAAGATCAGGTTTCCCTTGATACTCGGCTACGACTGTCATAGTGTCCACTCTTAGTATATGGAAGCAACTAAAATCTGCACCGTCACCACGAGCAACATCTGCCACAAGAAGGTATGGACATGTATCTTCATATCTCTCCCAGATCCAAAAGTTGCGGTCATACCCAGTTTTATACTCAGGTTCGACTATTAATTCATGAATCCTTTGAAGGTCCTCTGGATTAATTACTGTTTCACCAGAAGCGTTAAATGAGCACTCAAGCTCCTGCGCTATCTGTCTCTTCGACATGTTTCTAGTTTCTTTCTCGAACCATTCTGCGTCTCTATCTGGATGTACGTCCCAATTTAATTTGGTTGGGAAAAAATCATTGTTACCAGTCTCAGCTTCAGTGTAAGACTTGTGAAACCAGTTTCCGACGCCGTTAGGGGTGCTCAGAGCGATGCAGCGGCCCCCTGTAGACAAAGTAGGGTAAAGACCCGTCCAAAGCTCTTCAAGGCCGTCAACGAACGCTGCCTCATCAATAATGAGAAGCGACAAAGCTTCTGAACGACCAGCGTCACCTGATGTGGTTCCAGCTTTAACCTGAGATCCGTTTGTCAACTCGAATGATTGTTTGTTGTCAGTAGCAATTTTCGCAATCATCATCCATGGTGGAAGGTTTTTGAAGATCATCTTGACCTTCTTTACGAGGTTTACCGCTGTAGATAGTTTCGTTGCGATTACGAGAACATTCTTTTCTCGATGAAATAACATGAACCAAGCAACATAAGCAGCCGAGATGGTTGATATCCCGAGCTGCCTAGCTTTTAAAATTACGTTAAAACGATAATCATTAAAGCTTTTGAGCATGTCCTTTTGATAGTCGTAAGTCTTAAAAGGAATTTGCCCGTGCATTGGGTGTGAGATCTTACAATAGTTGTCAATAAAATATTGAGGATCTTTTCCACACTTTACAAGTTCTTTAACGATTTCATTTTTGGTGAGTTTCATTCAACCTCAATAATATATTTTATTCTTCTTTGAAACCTTTTCCGGTCACGAAACTTCCT